AGGTCATGAAGTGTTTTCAATTGAATGGAGCAAGGACTTTGAGAATATTGACCTTTATGCCGACATCATGACAGTCAAGGCCGAAGACATCCTTCAGAAGTTCGGCAGACCTGATGTGATATGGGCAAGCCCTGATTGCAGCACATTCAGCATAGCAGCGATAAGTCATCACCGCAGAAAGAACCCTGACACCGGAAACCTTGACCCGGTAAGCGAATATGCGAAGTTCTGCGATGCGGTTGATCAGCATGTTTTACGCCTGATTTCGGCATTATCCCCGAAGTATTGGTTTATCGAAAACCCAAGGGGCGGTATGCGAAAGATGACATGGATGCAGGAGCTTCCGCGGTACACGGTCACATATTGCCAGTATGAGCTTGACAAACCCGTGGAGCAAAGAAGGATGAAGCCAACGGACATCTGGACAAACCATCCTGACCCGCAGTTCAAGCCAATGTGCAAAAACGGTGCACCTTGTCACGCAGCAGCGCCGCGAGGTTCACGAACCGGCACACAAGGCTTGAACGGCAGCAGAGAAAGAAGCGTTATCCCGGCTGCGCTGTGTCAGCATATCGTTGATATCTGCGAAACAACACACTGGAGCATGGAGAAGCAGGGTGCGGCGGTGGCAAGGGAGCTTGATAAGAACGCTGTCTTTTTCACCGGCGACGGTATTCAGAATTGGTTTAGGAGTGTGTACTAAATGAAAGTTCTTATAGCCTGTGAAGAAAGCCAGACGGTGTGCAAGGCTTTCCGAGCAAAGGGGCACGAAGCGTACAGCTGCGACGTTACCGAACCGTCGGGCGGTCACCCTGAATGGCATATACTCGGCGATGCGCTCGAGGCTATCAAAGGGGGGCAGATAACCACGATGGACGGCGTAGCGCATGATGTGGGCAAATGGGACTTGCTGATAGCGCATCCGCCTTGTACATATCTCTCTGCTGCCGGAAACAGGTGGTTTAATGTCGAGCGATATGGCGAGAAAGCCGTTGAGCGAGCGCACAACAGAGACAAAGCGGCATGGTTTTTTATGCAGTTTATCAACGCCGATATAGACCGCATAGCCGTTGAAAACCCGATAGGGGCTATGAGTACACGCTATAAAAAGCCGACACAGATTGTCCAGCCGTATTGGTTCGGAGAACACGCGCGAAAAAGTACTTGCTTGTGGCTTAAAAACCTACCCCCACTTATCGCAGCGAAAATTGTTGACCCCGGCGAAATCCTGCCGGGCGGCTATAGCGTGGGTGCATCCGCAAATCACGCAACGGATGGGAATGGGAAAATCCTTAGGTGGAACGATCCTAGAACAGCCAAAGCCCGAAGCAAGACATTCCCTGGTATAGCAAAAGCGATGGCTGAACAGTGGGGCAAAATATGCGCCGACCAACAGTAAACAAGCCCCGCCCGTATTCACCAAGCTGCTTTAGTTGCCCTTGCAGCGATTGCAGAATATCCGGGATGGATGCGGTGCAGATTAATCAGATTGATTTAGGATTTTTGGAAGAAAGGAAAACAAAAAAATACTGCGAATGGGGGACTGAGAATGAACAAAAAAATACTTGATGTAACCTGCGGCTCTCGGACTATATGGTTTAACAAAAAACACCCGGCTGCTGTTTATGCAGATCGGCGCAAAGAAGAATACTACGGTGTCTGGAAGCCGAACGACGGGCAATCCAAAAGAAGTTGCATCATCGATCCTGATGTGCAATGTGATTTTACCGATCTTCCGTTTGATGATAACTCTTTTGCTCTTGTGATATTTGATCCACCGCACCTTCGGAGGGTAGGTGAGAATGCATGGTTGATCAAAAAGTATGGCCGCTTAGATGATAATTGGCCGCAAATGTTACATGATGGTTTTTTGGAATGTAAACGAGTGCTTAAACCGGATGGGGTGCTGATATTTAAGTGGGCTGAAACTCAGATCCCCGCTGCCGATGTTTGGAAAGCAATCGGCGAAAAACCGTTATTTGGGCATCACAGCGGCAAGAAATCTCAAACTTTCTGGGGATGTTTTATGAAGCTTGAAAGCGAGGACTAACGATGACAGAAAAAGATTTAACAATCCAAAACCTAAGGCGCGAAAACGAAGCGCTGAGAGCGGAGCTTGAATGGACAGGTAAAGAAATCATGCGTTTACGAAACCAACTTAAAATGCAGTGGATTCCGTGCAGCGAGAAGTTGCCTGAGGAATGGATTGACGACGACGATAACACCTACATCAACTATCTAATTTATATGCCCTATTTCAAAGCAGCAGGTGTCGGGGTATATAACGATGACGAAGAAAGTTGGCTTTTCAGGGGCGTAGAAGTAAAAGTAAGCCACTGGATGCCGCTGCCGGACGCGCCGGAGGTGGAGTGATGGAACGACTGACTGAACACGGGGAGTATTGTCCGATCATGGTTGCTGGGGGGAATATGCATGTCAGTCGGTGTATCGGAAAAGATTGCACTTGGTGGCTACCCTATGCAAACGACTGTGCGTTGCCTGTTGTTGCGGGAATTTTGGCTGACAGCACAATTTGCCAGAATGCATTTGAAACGGAGAGTGATGAGAATGGCTGAAAACATAGAGCGTGAAGCGCTGTTACATGACATCGAACAATCGGTGGTATATACGGTAAGAGAAAAAATAACGAGCGCAGAAATGCGAGGCGCTCGCAAAGTTATCGAGTGCATTAAGTGTGCGCCTGCTATCGAGCCTATTTATATTCACGAACCGACAAAGAGCGAGTTTAAGCGCATGGCGGTGCAGATGGGCTATGTGCCGGTGGTGCGATGTGAGGGCTGTGTATTTTCGCAATCAGACGGTTGGGTTTGCGGTGGTACAGCTCTTATGCCGCAGCATCGGACATTTCCAAACAGTTTTTGCAGTTTCGGCGAGAGAAAGGACGGAGGTGTTGACAATGCGAAATCCGTGTAAGGACTGCATCTATTACCACAAAGAGAACAAGACCTGCCAGTCGAAGAAATGCGCTACTGGGGGCAATGGAAAAGTGTCTTGGATTGATAGGCTGTTTTGTTCTCCATGCAAGAAGGGGCGGAGGTGACAGCGATGCGGCTGATTGACGCGAATGTACTATGGGAACGGCTTGATAACGAGCCGTGGTTTGATAATGCAGATAGAGACGAGATTGCTTTGCCCATTGTGGACGCGATCCCCACAGTAGATGCAAAGATTGTGGTGCGCTGCAAGGACTGCATTTACTGGCAGGATAACAACAACGGTTATCCGCATAAAGATTGCAAATGGGTGTGCGAAGAAACACCAGACGCGGACGACTTTTGCAGTTACGGAGAAAGGCGGACTGACGAATGAAAGAAATGGTTTATAAACCTGAACGCTGTGACCCTGAGCAGCTGATGCACGGCACTTGGAGAGGCTTTGACTACTATGTGTTAAGCCTCGGGACTCATCCATGTGCGTATGTTGATATCAGTGAATATGAAGGCAAACCGTTAAATGTTGAAATGATTGACTGTAACGGCGGAATTACGTATGAGGAGCAATATTTAGCGACTGTAGATCGGAAAGGATTGTTTATCGGCTGGGATTATTCCCATTGTTGGGATTATAACGGCGCTTGTTGCGACTCTGCGTATACTAAAGAATTAAAACGCTGGACAACCGCTGAAATGGTCGATGAATGCAAGCGCGTTATAGACCAAATCTGCGAAAGGCGGTCAAGCGATGGCTAAATTTCTACTGCGCAGAAGGGAAAAGAAAGGAGCCTGACGAATGACAGCAGCAGAAGCGCAAGAACGCCTTGTTTGCATCTTAAACAATAATCAATTCACAAAAGCAGACAAAAAGGCAATGTACTTAGCAATCAATGCTATTAACAAGCAGATACCGAAAAAGCCGACGAACTTTGCAATAGACAATAACGGTTACACAATCTATGACTGCGAGTGTCCAAGCTGCGGACAATTGCACCGAGAAGTTTTTCCGTTTGCTTTTTGCATTCACTGTGGGCAAGCGCTTGAATGGGAAGAATAAAAAGGAGGACTGACAAAAATGGGAGCAAGACGAATTTCTAACGCGACGAACGAGAAGATAATTGCGCTTATGTCGATGGGCAAGACAGGCGAACAGGTGGCGTTTGCGGTCGGTGTGAGCGGGAGCTACTGCAACAAACTGTACACTGTGGTAAAGCGCATTGCCAATGAGCAGTGGGACGAGTTAATAGAATATTCTCGGTCTGCGACAACCGGCGGGGTGATTGTCTGGGCTTGCGAATACCTCAATACGCAACTGCCGCAAGAAGTCGCGGAGGCTATTGAGGCGGTACGGCATCGCAGAGCAACGCCCAAAGCGGCAGAAGCAGCGCCGCAGCCCAAACCGCCAGCAGAGCCGATTGACAACACGGCGACGGCAATCATCAAACTGCTTGAAAAGCTCGATGAGGCAGTGAACACCATAACCGAAGCTGCTGACGATATATGCCAAACGATATCGACGACGCGGAAGCTCAACGAGGACTGCATAAACGCAAACTTCGATGTGCTGACAGCTACACTCCGTGACGGCGTTGAAAGCGTTAAAACGACGATAAGAAAGGGACAAAAATGACACGCGGGGAATATATGCGCAAGGCGCGATTGGATGCAGGGTTAAACATCGTGCGGCTGGCCGAAATATCCGGCATAGCCCAAACCACGATAAGCCTGCTTGAACGCAAATCACTACGCGGCGGCTGGATAGATACAATAGAAATCCTTGCCGATGCGCTCGGACTGAGTATCGACGAATACGTAGGCCATAAGGTGGTGACTAAGCATGGGTAAGCAATCAGCATTTGCAAAAGCCGTGCAGCGTGAAGTGAACATTCAGTTACAGCTTTACGGGCGCAACCGCATGCAGCTTGCGGAAGATGCCGCGTTTATGGCCGCTAATGAAGTGCTGGGCTTAGGCTCAGGCCGTGCACGGGCATTCGGCGAGGCGTTTGTAAGATATTCAAACGAGATCGCTGATTTGGTAGTAGAAGACAGCAAGGCCGACGACGAGATCGTATATGCAAAAAGCGTCCTTGATCGTCGCATACGTGAAATAGTGGGCGAGGATAACTTCTCGCCATTCGATGAAAGGTATGGTAGGCGATAATGGCTAAAAACGTAGGCTGGGAAGCCAAAAGCAACCACGACGGCAGTTACACGGTTACCGTTAACGGCAAACAATATTATTGTGCAGATACGCATGAATTTCTGCACTTTTTAGAAGATATCGGCGAAAGGTGGGAGGATAGTGAAATTCGAAAAGGATGAACGCCGCGAGTTTTCTACCGGCGCAGTGAGAGATAAGGCCGACGGGAAAGGGCGCTATGATTTGCTGCCGTGGGGCGCGATGCACGCCCTTGCTCAACACTGCGAGCGCGGCGCGATCCACTACGGGGAACGCAACGTCGACAAAGGCATACCCCAGCACAGCTTGATAGACAGCGGCATACGGCATCTTAGCCTGTACATACAGGGCGACGCGGAAGCGCATCACCTTGTAGCGGCGCTGTGGAATATAGCGTGGGCAGTTGAACAGGAAATAAAACGGCCTGAAATGGTTGATTTGCCCGAACGCGGCGAACATTCGGGCATAGCATTTTGAAAGGAATTACAAGAAAGGAGGAAGGAAAGAAGAATGAAGATCTACATAGCCGGAAAGATCACCGGCGAGCCCAATTATAAAGAGAAATTCGATATCGCCGCGAAGAGCCTTGAGGCGCGGCGACATATCGTATTAAATCCTGCTGAGCTACCGGAGGGCATGCTCCAGGCAGACTATATACGCATCTGCTTCGCAATGATAGATGCGGCCGACGCGATCTACCTGCTTAAGGACTGGTGTAGCAGCTTCGGCGCTTCTCTCGAGCGGAGCTACGCAATGTATACCGGCAAGTCAATACTTACTGAAGGAGAATAAACATGAAAAAACTACTATACGCAATACGTAAATGGCTGATTGATATTCTCGGCGGTGTTCCAATGTGTTTTTATGACAGCATGGCCAGTTTGGCAAACCATTTCAACGAGCAAATAAATGATTACCGCGTAGCAATCCGTGAAATCTGCCGCCGCAGTGGAAACACCTATTACGACTGGTGCTGCGATCAGTGCGCTTGCAACTGCGATAAGCGCAACGGCTGGTGTAACGGTTTTGAACCTGTAAGCCATGGAAAGTGACTGCCGTAATTGCCCGGACAGAACGCCGTTTTGCCACGCGAAGTGCGATAGTTATAAAGCGTTCTGCGCAGATAACGAGGCCGATAAAGCGGCGAAAAAGGCGTATTTGGACAAGCATAATGCACCGAACGGCGTATTGATCAACGGCTATATACGCCGAAAGAAAAAAACAAGATTATTCAATGGAAAGATGGTGAAGTGAATATGTATTCTATAGAACGGCCATTAGAGCCGCCTGATTTTCCCGCTCCCGATTGCATATGCCAGGAATGCGACGGCTGGTTTTACGGCGACGATATAATGTACATTTCCAACGGTCGGCGTTTGTGCCCCGATTGCTTTAGAGAAGAAATCAACGATTTACCGACCGAAGAACTTGCCGAGCTTATCGGCGCAGAGGTTATAAACGCAGAGGACGCAAGGGAGGTGCATAAACCATATGGGAGAATGCGTTATTGTTTACGGTAAATCCGGCAGTGGAAAAAGCCGAAGCCTTTTGAATTTTGGTGAGGACGAAATTTTTCTTGTTAACGTCATCGCAAAACGCTTGCCATTCCGTAAAAAATTCAAATATATAATGGTCAGCGACAATCCTGTTAAGATTATGAACGGCCTGAAAAAGATGCCGGTAAAAACGGCAGTCATCGACGATAGCGGTTATCTAATGACTAACGCTTTTATGCAAGGCCACTCGGCGCCGAAAAGCGGATCAAGCTCATTCGATCTGTATAACAGCATTGCCGATAGCTTTTGGGGACTGCTGATGTTCATTAAAAACGAGCTGCCCGAAGACGTCATAGTCTACATAGTCGTTCACGAAGACACAAGCGACTACGGCGAGACCAAAATACGCACAATTGGCAAACTGTTGAATGAAAAAGTATGCATTGAAGGCATGGCAACTATCGTGCTGCGATGTGTAGTCCGCGACGGTAAGCATATGTTTATCACGCAGTCTGACGGCAGCGATATAAGCAAGTCGCCGGAGGGCATGTTTGAGCTTGAGATCGAGAACGATTTAAAATCCGTCGATCAAACAATCCGCGAGTACTGGGGGCTATGATATGGCTAAGTTTGAAAACGGTGTACCCGGTTATGTAGAGGGTACGGCAACCGTCAAGGTATTTTTCCCGATAGACACGACCGGCAAAGCGCACATCAACTGCCGACAGTGCTATTTCTACAAATGTAATACTTACAGGTGCATGCTTAATAACGAAGTGTGCGCCGAGCCTGACAAATATGTGGGTGTCAGTTGCCCACTTGAATATTGAAACAAGAAAGGAACAAGTAAACAATGATTAAATCTTACAACGGCTTTAAAGCAGAACGCACCACAGCGCGTGAAACACTCCCGGCAGGCGGCTATGTAGCTAAGATCATGGACGCAAGCGTTATCGATTACGATTGGGGCAGCGTCCTGAAAATCGATTTCGACGTTGCTGAAGGTGAACACAAAGGCTTTTTCGCGGCAGACTATCGCGCAAACATCAACGATGATAAGAAATGGCGCGGTTGCTATCGCATTAACATCCCGAACGAAAGCAATCAATATTTCGACAGTCAGAAGAAATCATTCAACAACCTTATAGCATGCCTTGAGGAAACCAATAACAGCTACCATTGGGATTGGGATGAAACCAAACTCAAGGGTAAAGGGCTCGGCGTTCTGTTCCGTAATAAGGAATGGGAATATAACGGCAATACCGGCTGGACAACCGAATGCTGCGCCGTTACCACTGCGCAGGACGTACGCGACGGCAATTTTAAAATGCCGAAGGACAAGCCTCTCAAAAAGGCCAACACTACATCCGCTTATCCGGCTGCGACGTTCACAACAATGGACGATGATGATAGCGACCTGCCGTTCTAAAGCCCATGACACCACGCGAAATCGAAGATGCGCTCGGAGGCATGGTGATATTGGTAGATACGCGTGAACAGGATACACCACGCTTCAGAGCGCGATTGGAAAGCATGAACTGCCTTTATGAAAGGTGTAAGCTCGATTTTGGCGACTACTCGGCGAAGTTTTCTGTAGGCGGCGAATGGCTGATGCTAAACGCCGCCGTAGAGCGCAAGATGGATTTTTCGGAATTAGCTCAATGCTTCTGTAATGGCCGTGCACGCTTTGCACGGGAATTTGAACGTGCCAAAGCTGCCGACGCAAAGATCTATCTGCTTATCGAAAATCAATGCTGGGAGGATGCTTATAGCGGCAACTATCGCAGTCAGATGAAGCCGCAGGCGTTTGTTGCATCGCTGCTTGCGTGGCTGGCGCGTTACCGCTGCCAGATCATATTTTGCGATCAACGCACAAGCGGCAATCTGATACACGATATTCTTTATCGTGAAGGGCGCGAAATGCTGGAAAGGATGATGCTAAGTGAAAGCAAAACATAAAAGCGCATTAATAAAAGATATGCTTGATTTCGCTGTTGTCGCTACAGCTTACGGGCTTGATTTTAATCGCGCCGGTTTTGCAAGATGTCCTTTTCACGCCGAGAAAACGGCATCATTCAAAATCAAAAACCGGCATAGCGCCCATTGCTTTGGCTGTGGCTGGTCAGGTGATATTATCAATTTTACCGGCCAATTATTCAACCTTGATTTTGAACAGTCTACACGAAAGCTGATTAACGATTTCAACTTACCGATAGTGGCCGACCGCAAAATGACTTTACGCGAGGACAGCGAGATCACAGCAACCTATAATGCGGCAATAACGGAATATAACAAATGCAAGCAAGCCGAAAAAGAGCTCCAGCAACGCTATGAGCGCCTTTTATGGGTATATGCTACACTTGATAAGTGGAAGTGCAAATATGCCCCTGAGAGCCCTACAGAGCCTTTAGATGAGCATTACATCATTGCCTGTAAGGAAATCGACGGTGCGGCCTACCGGCTGATGCTATATTCATAAGGGGGGATAGTATGACGAAACTGATTGACTGCAACCAATTAACGGATGAAGCCATAGCAAACATGGACGCTGCCGAGCTTATAAACTCCGTTTTGGTTTCGTTTGATATCCCCGACGTGATAGAACGCGAACGCATACAGGCGCTTATACAGATAAGAGCGGCAGAAGTTGGCGCAAAAGTAGTCGTTAACCGTCAGCTCGGCGCGTACCGTCAAAAAGACAAGCAACTTGAAGCTGATTTTAAAAAATCACAGGCGCAAGATAGAAACGACCTTGATCTACGCTTAAACGACAAAGGCGTACCCGTTCCGACTATCGACAATTTTCTTAAAATCATGCGCGGAAGAATGGAATATAGCAGCATTCGTTTTAATGTGCTGCGCAATTCACCTGAGATCACGCATAACGGCGAAATATGCCGATGGTCGGACGCGGATGCGGCACAAAGCCGAAATTTCTGTGAAGCCAATTACGGCCTGTACAGCGACAAAAAACACTCTGACGCTTTACGCATTTTGTGGAAGGAACGCGAATATAACCCGATAAAGGACATAGTTGACACTCTTGAATGGGACGGAGAAGAACGTTGCATACATTTTCTCGCTAAATGGGCGAAAGTCGAAGACACCGCTTACACTCGTGAGGTCAGCCGCCTGATATTTGCCGGCGGCATTAACCGGCTCTATCTGCCTGGCTGCAAGTTTGATGATGTTCCCGTACTCATCGGTGCAAAGCAGGGCGAAGGCAAATCCACGCTTGTCAAATGGCTTGCCATTAACGATAGTTATTTTTCCGAAGTAACCGAAATGGACGGTCAAAAGGCCATAGAGCAATTAGAAGGCGCGTGGATATGCGAGGTCGCGGAGCTGCTTGCGCTTACCAAAACGAAAGAGCAGGAGGCCGTCAAGTCCTACATAACACGGCAGCGCGACAAATACAGGCCGCCTTACGACGTTAATGCAATGGAGTTTCCGCGCCGGTGCATCTTTATAGGCACGACAAATAACGAACAATTCTTACGCGACAAGACCGGCAACCGTCGTTTTTATCCCGTAACAGTCAATAGCAATGGTTATGACCTACACGATCATGAGCAGGAATGCCGCGACTATATTATTCAATGCTGGGCAGAAGCGCGTGTAAAATTTGAGCAAGACAAAATGCCAGCTTTCGCAGATCGTTCTCTGCTGTCCGAATACAAGCATGCGCAGGATGAAGCAATGGAGGATGATTGGCGTATCGGCGTTATTGAAAAGTACCTTGATGAGAAGTCGCCGGGCGATACCGTATGCATTAAGGAGCTAAAATGTGAGGCGCTATTTCCTGACAGCGATTTCCAAAGAGACTTAACGCCGAAAGAGACACAAGAGATTTATCGTATCGTCGCTACAATACCTGAATGGACAAACATTGGTAGAAAATATACCGCGAAATATGGTCGGCAAAGATGTTGGCAGAAAAAAGTGGGAGCTATCAAGAATATCAACGAATTACCTTTTTGACGTTTTGCACAATCAAAATACGTTGGTTTTGTGCAAAAGTCACAGCAAAAACGGGGCAGGGTATAGACCTGTCCTACCCCTGTCCCGTACCCTGTCCCGTGGCTAAATCCCTTGAATTATCTATCTTTTTTCTCTTTTACAGGACAGGGGGACAGGTAAAGTAATATAAAAAGAGTATTCCGTAAAATAGAGTATGGTGTACACCATATAAGAAAACGAAACACTTATATAGGGAAACCGCGTGCCCGCCCGTCCCCTGTCCTGTATTAAAAAATCTAAAATTGGAGGTGTTCAAAATAGTCAATTTGTCAATAACTGCAAATAACATCATCCTGCAAGCGGCTCAAAATTTGCCTTTACAAGGCGAACGATCACCGGCTGACGAGCTGCTATATTACCAAGCCCGTGAGCTCTACGACCTCCACGCTAAAGGCATGATAACCGCTGCTATAGGCGCTGAACGCAAAAACAAAATAATAGCCGCCTATATAATCAATTCAAATCGTGAACAGCAATATACCCGAAGCAACATGCAAATTGCAGAATTCTACAAATCAATCGAGGCTGCCGGTTGTAACTATGCCAAGAACAGAACAATCGAAAACGCCGATCAACTATACTACGAAGTCTATCACATGATACCGAAAGGAGCGAGTATATGAGTAGGCCAAAAATGACCAAAGCAGAAATTCAGGAAGCGCTTGAAGGCGTAGGCGCTATAGCGGAAGTGTGCGTGGTTTTTTATCATGCCGCGTTAGATGCCGGTGCTAACAAGTATGAAGCGGTAGAGTTGACACGCGCATATATAGCGGCATCGTTTACAGGTCGCGTCGGTAATACAGAAAGGGAACAAAATGCCTAAATACAAATCATCAATATCACCGCGTGTGCGTGGTATGGTGGAATGGCAGCTTGAACATTACCGCGAATACAAAGATGAAATACAGCAATATTGGGCTGATATGATCCCGTCGGCAACGCCGAAGTACACGGACGGCAAAGGCGGCGGAGAAGTCAGCCGGGACACCGAAAACACGGCGCTGCGCATAGCGTCATCTCCTTATCTGGTGCAGACGGAACGCAGCTGCAAGGCGATTGAATATGTGCTTAAAAATACCGATGACATCGATAGAAAGCTTGTGGAGCTTGTTTACTGGAAACAGGCTTATACTGTGGCAGGTGCAGCACAAATATTGCATATAAGCCGTTCGGCAGCTTACAGGCGAAAAGACAGAATTCTATACAATATAGCGACTGAATTAGGGTATGTTCCAATTAATTTCTAAAAAAGTGGGACAAAAGTGGGATTTTTGACCCCATAATCTGTGGTAAAATGATATTGTGGAAATGTAATAGATAGACTATTTGTTATCTCCTTATCCCTCTTTTCCTTTTCGGCGGTGGGGGCGGCTCGCGGACATTTTCTCTATTTTTTGTCATAGAACCTCCTTTCCTTCCTTTCTTAAATTCCACGTTCCCTTTCCGCGCTCCCGCCGCGAGTAAGCAGGCAGCTGAAATATGCTGCTTGCTTATTTTATAATTTTTTTCAGGTAACAGCCGAATGAGTGAAGCACTTAAACACATGGCAGCAGAATACCGCGCTAATGCCGGTTTGCTGCTTAAACGCATAAACGAATTAAAATCAGAGCTTGCACGGACTGATTGTAAAACGTCCGACTGGACGCGGCTGCGAGGCAGGATAATGATACTTCAAAGCCTGTATGCCGATAGCATCAGTACAGTAAGGTATTTAGAAAACTATCATGGGGGTAAATAACATGAGGTGGTAAATGTGGTAAAACTAACTGAAAAGCAAAAGCGATTTGTGCAGGAATACCTTGTGGACCTCAATGCCACGGCGGCTGCCAAGCGTGCCGGATATAGCGAAAAAAGCGCCTCCCGGATAGCCGTGGAACTACTCAATAAAACTCAAGTTTCTGCCGAAATCCAAAAGCAGCAGGCCAAGCGACAAAAGCGGGTGGAAATCACCCAGGAAAAAGTGCTTGAGGAGCTGGCTGCGATCGCCTTTGCTAACGGTGCTGACTTCGCCACCGTCAACCAAAATGGCATTGTCCGCATCACCCCCACCTCTGAGCTGTCGGATGAAAAGCGCAAGGCCATTGCCTCCATCAAGGAGGGGCAATATGGCACGGAGGTCAAGGTGCACGATAAGGTCAAGGCCCTGGAGCTGCTGGCCAAGCACCTGGGCATGTTCGACAGCAAGAACGGTGGCAGCGAGGCCCCAGAGAATAACATCTTTGAGGTCATTGACCAAAGCACCAGAGAGGAGATAGGCACGGATGAAATACCAGAGATTGAGCACCCGGCAAAACCTGGCCATGACCTGGTGGAATAGGCCCGGCTTTGATGTCTATGACGGCATCATCTGTGACGGCTCCATCCGCTCCGGCAAGACAGTGGCCATGACGGTGGGCTTTATCATGTGGGCCATGACCCGCTTTGACGGCTGCAATTTTGCCATCTGCGGCAAGACCATTGAGAGCCTGCGCCGCAATGTGACAAGCAATCTGCCCGTCTGGCTGGCGGGCGTTTTCTCTTTCAAGGAACACCGCACTGAAAACAAGATCGTGGTGAGCGCCAACGGCAAGAGTAACAGCTTTTACCTGTTCGGCGGCAAGGACGAAAGCAGCGCCGCACTCATCCAGGGCATCACACTGGCAGGCATCCTGCTGGATGAGGTGGCCCTGATGCCGGAGAGCTTTGTCAACCAGGCTACGGCCCGCTGCTCTGTTGAGGGGGCCAAGCTGTGGTTTAACTGCAACCCGGAGGGCCCCGGCCATTGGTTTTATACCAAGTGGGTGCTGGAGGCCAGCAGACGGAAAATGCTGCACCTCCATTTCACCATGGATGACAACCTCAGCCTCTCCGCCTCAGTCAAGGCAAGGTATGAAAGCCTTTACTCTGGCGTTTTCTATGATCGCTTTATTCGGGGCCTGTGGGTGGTGGCGGAGGGGCTTATTTACACGATGTTTGATAAGGATAAGCATATTGTGCCGACTGTCGACCGCCCGTACACCGATTACATGATATCGTGCGACTATGGCACACTTAACCCTACGGCGGCTGAACTGTGGGGGCGCTGTGATGGCAAATGGTATTGTATACGTGAATACTACTACGACGGGCGCAAGCAGCAGCGGCAACGCACAGACGAAGAACATTATGCAGCTGTTGAAGCGTTAGCCGGTGACCTGCCTATCAGAAAGATAATCGTTGATCCGTCGGCGGCGTCGTTTATTGAAGTCATACGCCGTCACGGGCGCTTTATGGTGGAACAGGCCAGCAACCGGGTTATCGACGGCATACGCGACGTGGCGACGCATTTAAACGCCGGTGACATTTTATTTAACGACTGCTGCAAGGACTGCATAAGCGAATTCGGCCTGTATCGCTGGGATGAAAAGGCCGCAGAAGACAGGCCGCTAAAGGTTTCAGATCACGCGATGGACAGCACCCGTTATTTTGTGCGTGCAGCATTTGCACCATCAAGATTTAGCTTTTAAAGGGGATATTATATGCCTTTATTCAACGAACCGATAGAACAAGAATTGTGGAATTACCGCATTAAAGCCAATCAGCCAATGTCCGAAGCACAATTTTTTGCGCGTGAATTGGAGGCTTGGCGCTGCTCCGAAGCGCGTAGAGAAATGCTCGACGGCGCACGGTACTACAGCGGTGATCAGGATATATTGCGTAGGCAGCGCACAAGCATAGGTGAAGACGGCCAGCTTGTAGCGGTTGATAATCTGCCCAATAACAAGATCATTGATAACCAGTATGCAAAGCATGCCGATGTTAAAAAGAATTACATAGTTGGCAAGCCTATAACGTTCGCAGGCAAAAACGAAACGTACCTTGATGCGCTTAAAAAGGTGCTGGGCGCACGCTTCATGCGGACGATAAAAAATGCTGTTATTGAAAGCTTCAACAGCGGTATTAGCTGGCTGTACCCGTATTACGATAGAACGGGGCAGTTAGCGTTTAAGCTGTTTCCCGGCTATGAAATCCTGCCGTTTTGGGCAGATGCGGAACACACGGTGCTTGATGCGGCTATAAGGTTGTATCAGGTAGAAGTGTATTACGCAAGCGAAAAGAAAATAATCGAAAAGGCTGATGTTTTTAAGCCGGACGGCGTGGCAACGTACATCTTTGAAAACGGTACGCTTACGCCAGACAGCACAAAGCAAAGCTATATAACGCTTACCGATGCCAGCGGCAGCACAGAGGGCTACAATTGGGCGCATTTCCCCTTGATACCCATAAAGTATAACGCGCAGGAAATTCCGCTCATACGCCGCTGTAGATCGTTACAGGACGCTATTAACCTGATCGAAAGCGACTTTGTAAACAACATGCAGGAAGACGCACGAAATACTGTGCTTGTCCTAAAAAACTACGACGGCCAGGATTTGGGCGAATTCCGCAAGAACCTCAGCACTTACGGCACTGTAAAGGTGCGCACGGTCGAGGGTGTTGACGGCGGTGTTGATAGCCTTGAAATCACGGTAAATGCCGAAAACTATAAAACAATACTTGATCTGCTGAAAAAGTCACTGATAGAAAATCTACGCAGCTACGATGCAAAAGACGATCGCATGTCGAATTCGCCTAATCAGATGAACATACAGTCGATGTACTCGGACATTGACCTTGATGCGAATGACACAGAGGTTGAATTACAGGCAGCATTTGAAGAAATCCTGTGGTTTGTGAACACCTATCTTGCAAGTAAGGGTCAGGCGGTCGATGCCTCCGAGAATGTAGAAGTGATATTTAACCGCGATGTGCTGATTAACGAAACTGAAGCTATCAGCAATTGTGCTGCGTCCGTCGGCATCATATCCGACGATACGATAGTTTCCATGCATCCTTGGGTAAAAGACCCTGCCGCCGAGCTTAAGAAGCTTGAAAAGCAGAAGGAAGAAGCAGACCCCTACAGAGCGGCGTTTGAAATGGCGCGGAATAATCAGAACGCCGATGACGGCGCACCAACGATAGATGAAGAATGATGCATACTGGGCTAACCGCATGCGCATCCTTGAGGACGCGCTATTAGATACCGGCTATGAATACGTTCAGAACCTTGAACGCCAATACGATAAGGCCATACGCGATATTGAAACGGATATAGCGCACTGGTATCAGCGATTTGCGAAAAACAACGAAATATCGCTGAACGATGCACGGAAGCTGCTTAATTCGCAGGAGCTTGAAGAATTCAAGTGGACTGTCGAAGAATACATCAAATACGGCAAAGAAAATGCCGTTAACGGTGCATGGATAAAGCAGCTTGAAAATGCATCGGCGCGTGTTCATATATCGCGGCTGGAAGCTATAAAGCTTCAGTTACAGCAGCAGGCCGAAGCTTTAGCCGCAAAGCAAGCAGAGACCGTCAAAAGCGTTTCGGAGGGAGTTTACAAATCGAGCTACTACCACACTGCATTTGAACTGCAAAAGGGCGTAGGCGTAGGCTGGACGCTTCATGCGATAGATGAAAATGTGATAGAAAAGGTGTTGTCTCGCCCGTGGACGCTGGACAAGCAGACGTTCAGTGATCGCATATGGGCGAATAAACAGGCGCTTGTGAATACCGTTAACACGCAGATAACACAAATGGTAATGCGTGGCGCTGCACCAGATAACACAATCAAGGCCATTGCCGACCGTTTCAAGGTATCTAAATCACAGGCCGGGCGGCTGGTGATGACGGAAAGCGCGGCATTTGCCAACATAGCACGCAAGGACTGTTTCAAAGATCTTGATGTTAAAAAGTACATCATCGTTGAAACGCTTGACGGTAAAACATGCGGCCTGTGCGCACAGCTTGACGGCAAGGTATACCCCATGTCCGAATACGCTATAGGCGTAACAGCTCCACCGTTTCACCCGTGGTGCAGGGGCACAACAGCGCCGTACTTTGACGATATGGACGATATCGCCGAACGCTGGGCGCGAGACCCCAAGACGGGCAAGACATACACCGTGCCGGGCAGCATGACCTATAAGCAGTGGGCGGCAAAGCAAACGGGGCTTGCTAAAACCGTTAAACCGCTTGAAAAATCAACGAAAAGTGGTATAATACCCACAAGTACAAGGCATCTGCAAAACAAACTAAGTTACGAGTGGAAAGGGGAAAAGAATTTTATACCCCAAAACACAAAGTTTTCAAAAATTACGACTATAGCAGGCAAAGGCAGCGACGAGGCTATCGGCGATATTAAACGTCTTATTCGCAACTACGGTGGGTCTGCTGACGAGTGGAAAAAGCAAGCTGGAAAGATAAACAGTGCAAAGTATGTTTTCGATGTTCATTGGTATGAACGCGATGACGGCATACAGCATGATGTGAAACTGAAAAACAGAACGGAGAAAAAGAAATGAAATTGCGTTATGTTGGAGAGTCTTTCGGCGTTGATAGCCTAACGGACGGGAAAATATACGAAGCCACAGAAGAAGATGGATTTTACAGAGTAATTGATGACAGTGGCGAAGATTATTTATATTCAATGACAAATCCCGCACCGCTTGACGGTAGCAGCGAAGGCGGCCGTTGGGAAATAATCGAAGATTAGCAATGATAAGATAGAAGCATCGTTAAAAACGGTGCTTTTTTCATGCCAAAAACCAACAACTTAATGATCGAAGCAGTCAAGCGTTAATTCGCGGGCTGCTTTTTTCATACCCATTTTACCGCGTGCCCGGCGGATAACAAGCAGGGCGGCGCTGAATACGAGGACTGGCTCGATAAAAAGGAACGGCGCAGAAAGGACGTAAACATGAAACTGCAATGGTTAAAGGACATCATAGGCGATGCTTACACGGACGACATGGACAATGCGGCGGCGCAGGCTCTCGGCAAGGACTTTGTATCGCGTGCAGACTTCAACGAAAAGGCCGGTAAGGTAAAGGAGCTTGAAGCGACGGTTACACAGCTTAACGGCACTGTAAAAGACCGTGACAAGCAGCTTGAAACGCTGAAAGCATCCACCGGCGACATGGCCGCGCTGAAAGATCAGATAAGCAAGCTACAGCAGGACAACGCTGACGCGGCGAAAGCCCACGCAGCGGAGATAAAGCGCCTGAAAATCGATACTGCCGTTGATATGGCCGTGACAACCGCAAAGGCGAAAAACGTTAAGGCGGTAAAGGCGTTGCTTGATCTTGATAAAGCAGAGCTCGATGAAGATGGCACAGTCAAAGGGCTGGCCGAGCAGCTTAAGAAGCTTACAACTGCTTCCGATAGCGCGTTTATGTTTGAAACCGAAAAGCAGCAGCAGAAATTTGACGGCTTTAAGCCGGGCGAAAAGGGCGGCGAACCTAACGGCGGCATGACGCTTGAAAGCTTTAGAAAGCTGTCGCCGGTCGAACGCTTCAACTTTTCGCAGAAAAACCCCGAAGAATACAAAAAACTATATGGAGGAACTAATTAATGGCACATCGGATTTATGACAATTTTTATCTGTCGAATGAAATCGAAGATCAGTACAATTCGCACCTTGATCTACAGTCGTTCTGTACTGTAGATAACACCCTTGAGGGTACTGCCGGTATGCTGCGTAAAATCAACGTTTACAAAGCAACCGACGGTACTGAAAAGCTGGCTATGGGCGCTGGCAACACCAAAAGCATCGAAGTCAGCTATACTCCGCATGAATACCGCATCCAGCTTGCGCAGAACCGTTTCAAGTACTACGACGAGCAGACCATGACCGATCCGCAGCTTGTACCCGTTGGCGCAAAGCATATGGGTACTGACATGTTCAACACCGTCAATAAGGATATTTACGGCGAGTTTGCAAAGGCTACGCAGGTTGCTGTCGTCAGCAAGTTTGATTTCGGCGCTTTTGCAGATGCACAGTCAATCCTTGCGCTTGAGAACCTTGAAGATGTTACTATTTTCGCGTTTGTCTGCCCCGCCGACGTGGCCGAGCTGCGCAAGGAGCTTAAGGACACCTTGCAGTATGTTGAGGCATTCGCTAAAAACGGCTATGTCGGCAGTGTGGCCGGTGTAAACATCTACACCAAGAAAGATGCAACCGCCGGTTCTATCTATATGGCAACCAAGGAAGCTGTAACGCTGTTTAACAAGAAGGGCACGGAGACCGAAACTGAACGTGATCCCAATACCCGTGAAAACAGCATCTATTCTCGTAAGTACTACATTGCAGCACTTACCGATGAGACTAAGGATGTAAAGATTTTCAAGGGCACTGCAACCGCAGCGTCGGAAACCACCGTTACCAGCGGTACTACCTATTACGCCAAAGTCGGCCTGGGTTACGTCGCAGTTACGCCCGCGAGCGGTGATAACCCGAAGACTAAGGGCTGGTACACCATCGCATAAGGAGGCGCAACATGGACATACTTTCGACCGCAAAGGAACGTTTAGCGGCGTTTGGATATAAAGTGACGGATGATGATAATTCGACGCTTGAGTATAACATACGCCGCGCCGAAGCGTATCTGATAGCGCAGACAAATCAGAAGCAAGTGCCTGAAGGTCTTGAATATGTTTGGGTCGATATGGCCGTTGGTATGTTCCTTGCCGACAAGAAAGCTACAGGCGCGTTAGGCGATACATATACGTTTGATGCGCCTGTAAAAAGCGTATCGGAAGGCGATACATCGGTCACGTTTGCAATATCTGATGCAGGATCAGCCGAAGACCAATTTAATGCGGTTATCAGTAAAATGATAAATCCCAGTGCGGAAGTAATAGCCGCGTATAGAAAGCTGGTGTGGTAAATGGCTACGCGTAAAACAGCACTGCAAAGTCTGTGGCGCGGCGTTTGCGACGTGTATATGCAGGAATATACCGTAAACGGCAAAACAGGCAGGGACGAAGCTAAAGAGGTTCTGAAGCTTGAAAAGCAGCCTTGCCGCCTGTCGTTTGAAAGCATACAAAGCACGGGCGACGCAAACGGTGCGCCGATAATTCAGCAGTCGGTGAAGCTGTTCATTGATAGTACGCTGGATATACCGGCAGGCGCTAAGATCGTCGTTACGCAAAACGGCGTTACCAACGCATACGCACGTTCGGGCGAACCGGCGATATACAAATATCATCAGGAAATTATGCTGATACCGTTCGAGGATTACGCATAATGGCTAAGTGGGGAAATTGTAAATTCGATCAACTGAAAGAATACGCCGATAAGCTTGAAAAACTGACGGATGCCGATATTAACGATTTATGCGTTAAGTGCAGTCGGCAGTTGGCGGCGCGGTTGTTGGCACTGGTAATCCCGCGAACGCCTGTAGGCAACTACCCTGCCAGCTCCGGCAAAATGGGCGGCACATTGCGGCGCGGCTGGACATCGAGCACGCACAATCGCGCACAAGCGGCTAACGACAGCGGCGATGCAGCGGTAAAGGCGGCAACATGGGCTGAAAATCTAAGGGTGCATAAGTCGGGCAATCTGTATACTATCGAAATTACAAACCCCGTAGAGTATGTGTCTTACGTTGAATTCGGGCATCGCACTGTTAGCGGCGGTTGGGTCGATGGAAAGTATATGCTGACTATTTCCGAAGAACGGCTAAAGCAGATAGCGCCGCGTGTGCTGGAAAAGATGCTGTATCAGAAAATCCGCGAGGTGATAGAACATGGCTGAAATCAACACAAACATTATACTTGATGGCATAACACTTGCACTGCGCAAGGCGTTCCCGGATAGCATGATAACATCAAACGAAGTGAAGCAGGGGCTTAATGTTCCTGCTTTTATCGTGCGTATGGTGTCGTTCCAAACACAGGCGCACCCGATGCAGAGGCATAAAAACCTGCCGCGCTTTGATATTATCTATTTTCCCAAAGCGAACCGGGAAGAATGCTACAGCGTTTCGGATGCACTGTGCAAGGCGCTTGAAGTCATAGCACTGCCGTCCGGCGATAAGGTGCGCGGCGTGGATATGTCGTCGGAAATAACAGACGATGCGTTGCATTTCTTCATATCTTACAATCACTTCGTGTATGCGCCTTACTACGATACCACAATGGATGAATTAAAAATCAAACAGGGTGAAGCAAATGAAGGATAAAAAGGCGGCAAAGGCCGCACCGATAACCTATACAAAGCAGCAGCTGCTATCATCCAAACGCTACGCAAAGCGGCGCGATCTTGTCGGTGCGCTGCTGGATGACGACGGCGAATATACAATTGATGCCGTCGATGCTGCTATTAAAAACTATATGAAAGGCAAGGTAAATTAATATGGCACTTGGTGGCGGTCTATGGACTGGTCAAAACAAAGTACTGCCGGGTACATACATCAATTTCGCCAGCACCGCGAAAGCGTCGGCTGCACTGTCCGACAGGGGCTATGTGGCTATGCCGCTGATGCTGGACTGGGGCATTGATGGTAAGGTTTTCACTGTTACAAGCGCTGATTTTCAGAAAAACTGCCTGAAACTGTTCGGCCACAACTACAACGATGATGAAATGCTGCCGCTGCGCGAACTGTTCATGAATGCACAGACGCTGTATGCGTACCGTCTTAACGGCGGCGGCGCAAAGGCTGCTAACACGTTCTGCACGGCCAAATACACGGGCACTGCCGGTAACAAGCTGTATGTAGTTATTGCTGCAAACGCCGATAGTACAAGTATGTTCGATGTAAGCCTGTATTACGATACTACGCTGCTCGATGCGCAGACCGTAGCGGCGGCAACGGCGCTGAAAGACAACGACTTTGTTACATGGAAAACTAATGCAACGCTTGAAGTAACGACTAAAACCGCACTCAGCGGCGGTACTAACGGCACTGCCAACGCAGCGGCACATCAGGCGGCGCTTGATAAGTTTGAAAGCTACAGCTTTAACACGCTCGGCTGTCCTGCCGATGACACTACCACTGCAAAGCTGTACATGAATTACACAAAGCGTATGCGCGATGAAGTCGGCGCAAAGTTCCAGACGGTTATTTTCAACCTGTCTGCCAATGCGAAAATTGCCGACTATGAGGGAGTCATCGAAGTTGCAAGCAAGGCGGCTGATTACCCGTCGAACGTTGCAGGCATCGGCCAGTATGCACTTGTTTACTGGGTGACCGGCGCTTCTGCCGGATGCGCTGTAAACAAATCCAACACCAACAAAAAATACGACGGCGAGTTGTCGATTGACGTTGACAAGACACAGGCTGATCTTGCGGCGGATATCGAAGCCGGGCGTTTTGTTATGCACAACGTAAACGGCGATGTTCGCGTACTGGAGGATATAAACTCCCTCACTACCACATCGGAAACAAAGGGCGATATCTTCAAGAACAATCAGACTATCAGGGTATGCGATCAGATAGCTAACGATGCGGCGGTGCTGTTCAACACGCGCTATCTCGGTGTTGTCGCAAACGACGCAGCTGGCCGTATTTCGCTGTGGAATGATATCTGCAAGCTGCATCAGGCGCTTGAGAATATTCGCGCTATCGAAAACTTTGAACCCGATAGCGTGACTGTGGAACAGGGCGAGACAAAGCGCTCCGTTCTGTGCACGATCAAAGACCTGAACATTATCAACGCGATGGAACAGCTTTATATGTCCATCGTGATTATGTAAGAAAGGGGATAAATTATGGATCGTATTCATATGGACGCGCTCGATGCGATAGCCGGTGCACAGGCCGAGGCATTTATTACACTTGCCGACGGCAACAGATACCGAATGATAAACTTTGTTTCCTTTGAAGCAAGCGCGGAGATAAATCTTGTTGAGGTTCCCATTCTCGGCAAGTCCGGTAAGGGCAACAAGCCTACCGGCTGGACGGGCACATGGTCGGGCAATGCGCAGTATAACCAGTCTGTTTTCAGAGAAATGATGCTGGAATACAAGCGTACCGGCAAACTGCCGCGCTTTGATATCCAGGTAACCAACGAAGATCCCACAGCGTCTAACGGCAGACAGACGATCATCTTGAAAAACTGCTATTTCAAGGGCGGTACGCTTACCAAATTTGATGCCGATGCCGAGACGCTTGATGAGGATATCGAGGGCACATTTGATGATTGGGAGATGCCCGAAAAATTTAACCTGCTTAACGGCATGCAGTAAAGAAAGGATAATACATGGCTAATTCGCTTTCCGCGTTTCTTGCTGAAAACGCAAAGAAAATTGATAACATAAAGTACGCCGTTTCCGACCGATTTGTGGACGAAAACGGCGATGCTATTGAATGGGAAGTAAAGTGCATCACGGCAGCGGAAAACGCGGAACTGCGTAAAACGTGTATGCGCACCGTTCCCGTTCGCGGCGGTCGCAAGGGACAGACCACGCAGGAATTTGACGAGGCGGCATATACCGCAAAGCTGGCTGCACGCTGCACAGTGTTCCCAAATCTGAACGACGGCGAATTGCAGCAGTCGTACCACGTCAACGGCGCTGATAACCTTATCGTCGCCATGCTTACACCTGCCGAGTTTGACGATTACACCGTAAAGATAATAGAGCAGTGCGGCTTTAAAACCGGCGACGAGCTTGTTGAAGAAGCAAAAAACTAATTGAAGAAGGCGACCCCGAAACGCTTTATGTTTACTATTGCCTTCACAAATTCCGCTGGGCACCGCATGTTTTTTTTGAACTGTCGCCGCAGGAGCAGGCATTTGTTATCGCGGCGATAGACCGCAAGGCTGAACAGGAAAGAAAAGAAGCGGCCAAAATAAAGAAGAAATAAGCGCCGAAGTAAACGGGGTCTGCTCCGGCGCTTCCGTTAAAAAGGGGGTCGATTATGGCCACTATCAAAACAGTATTATCGATACAGGATGCGATGACAAAGCCACTGCGCAGCATAAACAGGGCGATGAACCTTGTTATCAGCAGCATGGAGCAGATGCAGAAAGCAACGCGCAAGCCTGTTGATACAAAGGCGCTGAAAGCTGCACGTGACGAACTGGCAAAAATGGGCGCTGCTATCGATGATATTGAAGAAAAAACCGAAAGAGCCGGTAATACTGCCGATAAAACAGCATCAAAATTCAGAAAAATCATGGCAGCTGTCGGCGGTGTCGCAGCTATAAAAAAAGTTGTTGAATTATCCGATAATCTTACACAGGCGCAAGGCCGAATGAAGATGCTTACCGGCAGCGACGCGGCGGCAAGCCAGATGAATGACGCGATCTATTCACTTGCTAACCGTTCACGCGCCGGATATTTGGATACTGCCAATTTCGTTACCAACATGGGCACAAACGCCGGTGTAGGTGCAAAGGGCGCATTTGCCAATGCTGAAGAATTGTTACGTTTTTCGGAAAGCGTTAATAAGTTGTTCGTTATTAGTAACACATCAGCGGAGGGGCAAAAGGCAGCGACTTTGCAGTTAACACAGGCTATGTCATCCGGTGTTTTACGCGGCGAAGAACTCAACAGCGTATTTGAACAAGCACCGCAGATAATTCAGACTGTAGCCGACTATCTTGATGTTCCGTTAGGCAAAATCCGCAGCATGGCAGCAGATGGGCAGATAACCGCCGAAATTGTCAAAAACGCAATGCTTGCAAGCGCAAACGAAATAGATAAAAAATTCAGTAAAATGCCGTATACATGGTCGCAGATATGGACGGTTGCATCGAATGTTATATTGCGCGTTTTAACGCCGATATTCAAGCTCATCAGTGCAATAGCGCAGTTTGTAGCTAATAACTGGCCGATCATTGCGCCGATTGTATTAGGCATCGCGGCTGCTGTCGGCGTATGGCTGATAGCGACAAAGGGTGCGGCGATGTGGACGGCTATAGTTACCACGGCAACAAAAGCATGGGCAGCTGCGCAGGCTGTATTAAATGCTGTGCTGGCTCTTAATCCGGTAGCGCTTATTATCATCGGCATTATAGCGTTGATTGCACTGATAACGGCTGTAATCGGAATAATCAATCGCGTTAAAGGTACGTCCATTTCTGCTATTGGCGTTATATGCGGCGGAATAAACGTTGCTGTAGCTGCTGTAAAGAATGCTGGCTTAATGGCCGCTAATGTTGCGCTGGGAATTGCAAGTGCATTTCTTGCGTGTGTGTATAACATCGGCGCGGCATTTAACAATACTATTGCCGGTGTAAAAGTGCTATTTTGGGATTTGCTATCTACTGTTATGGATGTTATCAGTAAAATAGCTGGTGCACTAAACAAATTGCCGTTTGTAAGTATAGATGTTGATGGACTAACAAGCAAAGCAAGTACTTACGCAAAAAACGCAGCAGAAGCGAAAGGCAGCATGAAAGAATACAAAAGTGTTGCAGATGCGTTTAAAACGGGCTTTAACACATTCGACGCTTTTGGCTCAGGCTGGGCAAGCGATGCATATAAATCCGGCTATAATTTCGGCGAAGGTATTTCAAACAAAATAACCGGCTTGGGCGATAGCATAGGAGGCTTATTAGGGCAGGCGGCAGCCAACACAGAAGCCACTGCGGAGAATACAGGCAGCGCGGCATCTTCGCTGAAAAACACAAGCGAAGATTTGAAGTATCTGCGCGATCTCGCCGAGCAGGAAGCAATCAACCGTTTCACAACGGCAGAGGTAAAAATCGACATGACGGGTATGACGAACAGAATATCATCGGACATGGATTTAGACGGTGTTCTGCGCGTCCTGACTGACGGCTTTGCCGAAGCCCTTACCGTCGCGGCAGAGGGGGTACACGCATAATGTATAGTTTCTTTTTCGATGATATGCAGCTGCCTGTTACCCCGTCGAAGCTGTCCGTTAAGATCAAAGGCAACAATAAAACGCTGGCGCTGGTGAACGAGGGAGATATTAATTTTCTTCGTTCGCCCGGCTTAACGGAAATCAGTTTTGAAATGCTGCTGCCGATGCTTGAGCAGTATTCTTTCGCATCGGAATATCACCAGCCTGACTACTATTTAGGCATCCTTGAAAGCTACGTGACAGAAAAGAAGCCGTTTCGCTTCATCGTAAGCCGCGTATCGCCGTCAGGTGACAAGCTTTACGATACGAACATAAAAGTAAGCCTTGAAGATTACACGGTATCAGAGGACGCTACAGACGGCTTTGACGTAACTGTAAGCATAAATCTGAAACAGTATATTGACTATGCGACGAAGAAAGTAACGGTTACGAAGCCCGACAACAGCAGCAAATCAACGCTGAAAACCGAAACACCGCGTGAAACTTCCGGTAAGCCGACCGCAAAGACCTATACCGTAAAAAGCGGTGATTGCCTGTGGACTATCGCAAAGAAGTATTACGGCAACGGTGCACAGTACACGAAAATTTACAATGCCAACAAGGACAAGATCAGCAATCCTAATCTGATCTACGTAGGGCAGGTGTTGACTATCCCGTGAAAGTTGACATTTTGATACAGCGTGACAGCACCATCTATTATCCCATTGTTGCCGAAGACGTGAAGCTTACGTGGGAACGCAAGGGAACGCCCGGCAAATTGACATTTTCCGTCGTAAAGGACGATGTGATATCCTTTGCCGAAGGCAACCCGGTAAAGCTGACTATCGACGGCGTTGATCTGTTCTATGGTTTTGTATTTAAAAAAAGCCGTTCGGGTACGTCGCCGAATGTGATTGAAGTTACCGCATATGATCAGCTGCGATACTTCAAGAATAAAGATACCTACGTTTATTCCAATAAAAAGGCAAACGAAGTAATCCGCATGATAGCCGATGACTTTAATTTAAAAGTCGGAACGCTTGAAGATACGGGGTATGTTATCGGCTCACGCACCGAAGACGATAGTACGCTGTTCGATATCGTACAAAATGCGCTTGACGAAACGCTACAGGCAAAAACAAAGCTGTATGTACTGTACGACGATGTTGGCAAGCTGACGCTTAAGAACATCGAGAGCATGAAGCTTGATTTGCTGATAGACGCTGATACTATCGGCGATTATTCATATACCACATCGATCGACGATCAGACGTACAATCAAATCAAGATAACGTTTGAAAATAAGGATAGCGGCAAGCGCGAAGTATTCATTGCAAAGGATAGTGCTAACATAAACCGATGGGGTCTGCTGCAATACACCGACAGCGTTGAATTATCCACATCGGGCGCGGCAAAGGCCGAAGCGCTGTTGAAACTGTATAATTCGCTGACACGCACGTTATCCGTATCAAACGCGCTTGGTGATATCCGTGTGCGCGGCGGCTCAAGCGTCATTGTAAAGCTGGGGCTTGGCGATATCAACGTGCAAAGCTATCTGATGGTTGAGAGTGTGACGCACAATTTCACGAACGGCCAGCACCTAATGGATTTGAAATTGAGAGGTGGACAATTTGTCAGCTGATTTTGCACCGTTTCTGAACGACGTAAAACGCGCAGCGGTGGAGGCGGTTAAAGCATCAAAGCCGTTTGCGCTCGTGCTGGGCACTGTAAACAGCGTATCGCCGCTTAAAGTGCAGATAGATCAGAAGCTTGAGCTGACGGCGGCGCAATTGATGCTTACAAACGCCGTGCGCGATCATTCGGTGTATATCACGCCGGAAGGTGGCGAAAAGAAAAAATACAAGCTGCATTACGGCCTGAAAACAGGCGAACGCGTTATACTGCTGCGTGCCGACGGCGGGCAGAAATTCATTATTTTAGATAGGGTGGTGACACCGACATGATACCCGTTGTTGACGATGAACTATTAACGCTGGAAGCCGAAACACAGCCGTCATTGACCTACGCGCTTGATGCCGAGAACGGGCGAATACGCGGCAAGGTAGACGGCCTTGAAGCGGTAAAACAGGCCGTGTATTTGGCTTTAAGCACAGAACGTTTTGCGCACCTGATTTATTCATGGAACTACGGCGCGGAGCTTGACGGCTTTATAGGCCAGCCGAAGGAATACGTTTTATCGGAAATCAAGCGCCGCATAAGCGATGCGCTGTTACAGGACGACCGCATAACGGCGGTTGATAATTTCAAATTTGAAACAAAAAAGAACGCTGTGCATGTGATATTTACCGTGCATAGCGTTTTTGGCGAAACGGAGGTGACTACGGATGTACGAAGATAAAACCTATGAAGCGATATTGCAGGAAAAGCTTGCACGCGTCGCGTCATATTTGGATAAGCGTGAGGGGTCTATAATCTACGATGCCCTTGCGCCGAATTCGCTTGAAAGCGCAATGCTGTATATCGCGCTGGACAGCGTTCTAAATGAAACGTTTGCCGATACCGCAAGCCGCGAATACCTGATAAAGCGCTGTGCGGAACGCGGAATCGCGCCGCTTCCTGCAACATACGCGGTCGGCGTGGGCGTGTTCAATATGAACGTGCCCATCGGAGCGCGTTTCAGCTGCGATAAATACAACTGGACTGTTACCGAAAAGATCGAAGATAACAAATTCTATCTTACCTGCGAAACGGCAGGCGCAGACCCCGGCAACTATTTAGGCCAGCTGATACCCATTGATTACATCGACGGCCTGACGGCGGCGGCGCTGACAAGCATCAGCATAAACGGCGAGGATGAGGAAAGCACCGACGCACTGCGCACACGATATCTAAACAGCTTCAGCAATCAGGCATACGGCTTTAACCGAAGCCAGTACATCGACGTTACCGAAGCACTGCCCGGTGTGGGCGGCTGCAAGCCCTACAGGGCGTGGAACGGCGCGGGAACAGTGAAGCTTGTTATCACCGACAGCAACTATCAGCCGCCGTCTACGGCGCTTGTAAGCACCGTGCAGACGACTATAGACCCCACGCAGAACAGCGGCGACGGCATGGGGCTTGCGCCTATCGATCATGAAGTCACCGTTGTCGGCGCGACGGGGACGACGATAAACATCTTTACCACGCTGACATTCCAAAGCGGCTGGAATTTATCCGAATGTGAACCTTACATTGAAGCGACGCTGGATAAATACTATTCAGAGCTTAATGCTACATGGGCGCGGGAAAGCAACCTGATAGTCCGCATAGCGCAGATAGAAGCGCGGCTGCTGGCCGTTCCCGGTATCGTGGATATCACCGGCACGAAGATAAACAACCAAACCAGTAACTTAACGCTGGACAAGGACGCTGTAGCAGTCAGGGGGCTTTTCAGCAATGCGCAACTTTAATAATCTACGCACTATCGATTTGAAAGAGTATTTACCCGGCGTTTTGAAGGACGTTGCGGAAATCCGCGCCGTCATGGATACGGAAACACCGGAGATACAAGCCCTATGGAATGCCGCCGAAGCCTGTATGAACGATCAGTTTATACAGACGGCTACTGAAGACGGCATAGCGCGGCGAGAAAGCATGCTTGGCATATCGCCGTATGCGTCCGATACGCTCGATGACAGGCGCTTCAGGCTGCAAAGCCTGTACACTGAAAACGTGCCCTACACGCGGCGCAGCCTGAAAAACTGGCTTGAAACGCTGTGCGGCAAGGGAGGCTATGTGCTTACTATCACAACTTCAAAATTCAACGTTGATGTAAAAGTCGCGCTGGGTGTAAAGAAGCAAGAAAACGTCATCCGCGAGACGCTTGAACGCATGCTGCCGTACAACATGACCTTTTCCGTCAGCCTGCTTTATAACATTTGGGGCAGCGTGAAAACAAAGACCTGGGGCAGCGTGAAAACCAAGACATGGCAAAATCTTAAAGAGGAGGTATCTGCCTGATGGCTACATATACCACCAATTACAATCTGAAAAAACCGGCTGACAGTGATTTCATCAATATTGCCGATTTAAACGGCAATGCCGATATCATCGACGAGGAATTGAAGAAACGGCCTACTGTCGGCAAAGACGGCAAACTATCAGACAGTCTGCTGCCGGATTTAGCGGACACCTACGAAGAAAAAGGCGCAGCAAAAGCGGCGGTAAACGCACACAATTCAAGCACAAACGCGCATAACGATATCCGCATCGAACTCGGCAAAAAAGCGCCCGTCCCCATCATCGGCACCGCGCCGCCCACGACATCGACCGTCGGTGTTGTCGGCCAGGAGTACATCGACACGGCGGCAAAGCTTGTTTATCACTGCACAGGGGCGGCGGCTACGGGGTATACGTGGGAGGTGTATTCCGCGGGGCGGTCGTCGAAAGTGAATTTAACGCTGTATGCGTCGAGCTGGAGTACGGCAAAGAAATACACCGTCAGCAACGCGAACATTACGGCTACATCGGCGGTCGAGCTTCTGCCGCGAGAAAACAACGGGATAACACAGGCGCAGCTGGAGGCGCTGTCGGGCGCTATGATCGTCGGCGGCACACAGGCGGCAGGGAGCATCCAGCTCGTCGCGCTGGGCGATAAGCCGACAATGGATATCCCGGTGACATTAATAATCAGGAGGGATTTGTAATGCCTCTTATCAATCATGCAGGCGGCGGCTCATCGTTTGCCGCTATCATACAGGTGACGTACAACTCCGGCGCGGTATGCACTTGCTCAAACGGCAGCAAAACACTAACTGCATCAGACACGTCAGGTACAGCTGTCTTTAAAGTACCTGTTAGAGGTACATGGGTCGTAGCAGTAACTATGGGTAGTGCATCCGCAACTAAATCTGTAGAAGTAGTGTCGGATGGAGCTCTCTACTCAGTAGAAGTGTTCACCTTTCGTATTTATGGTATTAGCCGAAGTAGATCAGTCTCCACACCAGAATGGGCTAGAACAGACGATGCGGAGGGACTTACTGCTAGCGCGGCTCTTGGAACTCAATCTGGACATAGTGACTTTGATACTATCTATCCATGGAGTGAAATTACACGGACAACCTTATCCACAGGTGATGTGATGGTTAAGATCCCCAAATTTTGGTATCGCCGCTACATTTTGAATGACATAGAGTATATACAAATTTCTGATAAGAGTGAGTCTGGGTTCGATCTCCATCCAGCATTTACTACTAATGAGTTTATATACGTAGGAGCATACATTACATCAGGAGGCTCTACAGTAACATCTGCATCTGGTGCCTCTATTACTAAAGCAAAAACTAGGAGCTGGCATATCACCAACGCTGGAAATAAGGGCGCAGGCTGGTCTATAATGTCTATTGAGGCTCTATCTGCTATTCAGATGCTAATACTGGTTGAGTATGCTACCTACGACGTCCAAAGTGTTATAGGTGCTGGATACACCGGCCAGAGATATGGTACTAACAATCCTATACAGACTGGATCATGCGATGCTATACCGGGTCTCACAGGCAGACCTTCCGGAACATCCAATGAAGTTGATGTGGTTTGGCGTGGCATTGAGGGCTTGTGGGGCCAAGTGTTTGAGTTCCTAAGTAACTTGACACGAACAGAAGCCTCTTCAGGAATACGCTACGCCCTAAATGCATCTGGAACTACTACAACTACTCTTGAAACATACCCGACCTTTAATAAATATATTGTAAGCTTGGGGCTAGACGAGAGCTACCCATATATCATGTTAGCAGAGGCTGCCACGCAAACAGGTAGCTCAAGTACCTATACATGCGATTATGCAGACGGAGATCCGGTGCGTGGCTCAAATACTACCAGCATAGCGTATGGAGGCGCAGCTATAGATGGAGACAATGCTGGTTTATTTGCGCTAAGTATAGGCTCAGCAGACCAATACAGTAGCTCCCAGGCAGGTGCGCATCAATATGGCTCACGCCTACTCTATGTACCGCAATAAGGAGGTGGCACAATGAGAGTACAAGGAAATGGATTTCCGGCAGCTGTAACGGTTGAAAGCTACTGGCCTATGCCAGGCTACGTTGAGGTCAGGGTGTGCGAAAATGTTAAGGACATTACTCCAACGGATGATGAAGACACTACACCGCTCTACGAGTATGACGAGTATGTATTTCACATTAAACAGCGCGACGGGCTGCAACAGGAGATTGAAAATAATCTCGCTGATTGGATACAGACCGGCAGAGTGCTTGAAGTTAACGACCGCGCAAGTACAGTGCAGGACATGAGGGCTGAAATTGCAGACGCAATAACTCCGGCAGCACTCGACGCAGCCTACAGAGAAGGGGTCAACAGCATATGACAAAAGATGAAGCAATCAACAAGATGAGAGAAAAAGGCGCGGACGATGCGCTCAATCTGCGCGGACGCGCAAGCACGATGGACGGCACGGCGATAATCGCGGAGGAAAGCAAAGTGCCCGATTTCGACGCGCAGAAGGATTACAGCGCATGTCCTGCCGGTATGCCGGTGGCCGACGAGGGTCAGGTGTGGACGCTAATAACGCCATACAACGCCGCGAATTATCAGGGCAGGCCGTCAACGCTTCGCGCTCTGTGGGGGCTGTGTCACACTACAGACCCGGCAAAGGCTAAAGCATGGGTAGCCCCTCTCGGAACGAGCGGCATGTACATGACCGGCGAATGCTACAAGGACGCTTCCGGCAAGGTACACAGGTGCTTGCAGGATAATGTTGTACACGATGCGTCGGCGCTGCCGAGCGCGTGGGAGGATGCGTAGCTTGTGACCGGCATTAATGCCGTTTGCAATACTGCCCCCTGCCGTTCGGGGGCTTATAAATAGGCGGCTTGCAAAAAGAAAACTGCGGCGGCTCAGTTTAGATAGACAGCACAAGCCAAAAAAAAGAATAGCTATCCTTGAAGATTTACAACCGCCACAAATTGAAGATCATCTCGTAGGGCGCGAGATGGGTAAAATAAAAAATGCCCACCGAGATAATAAAGGACGGTGATTTTTCAACCATGAACATAACCGCAAAACAGGTGCTTGAGCTGGCCGCAAAATACATAGGCTACAAGGAAAAGGCATCGAATAAAGACCTATACAGCTTCACGGATAACGCCGGGCGCGGCAACTTCACGATGTTTCAGGCGGAGCTGGACAAGGCAAAATTCTGGAACACGCCAAAAAACGGCTATGAGTGGTGCACAAGCTTTGTGGCGTGGTGCTTCTGGCGCATTGCCGGGAGCGAGGCAAAGGATATTCTGTGCCTTACCGGGCCATACGGCGCAAGCTGCGTGAGCTGGGCGAAATATTACGCAGGACAGGCGAGGCTTTTCACCAAGCCCGAAGTCGGCGACCAGTATTTCCAGAAAGACACGCGCGATGGCCTTCCGTGCCACACAGGCATTGTCGAAAGCGTTAACGGCAGCACGTTTGTGACCATCGAGGGCAACTATCAGAACAGCGTCCAGCGCGTAAAACACAGCCTTAACAGCGGCACGGTCTACGGCTTCGGCAGACCGAAATATACAGCAGAAAGCGAGGATGAAGAAATGGTCAGATGGAAAACGGTCAACGACGTTCCCGAAGGGTTTTACCGCGACACAGTGAAGAAGCTTATGGCCGACGGCGTTATTCAGGGCAAGGGCAACGGCGTTATCGACCTGACGGAGGATATGCTCAGGGTGACGATATACAACAAAAGAATGATTGAAACGATGTTGGAGAAATAAAGTATGGCAGAGAGCATAATAGTCGCTATCATAACGGGCGTTTTAACACTCGTCGGCGTACTTATCAGCAACAGCAAATCACAGGCGGTAATGGAAACAAAGGTGAACGAGCTGACACGAGAGGTCAGGGAGCACAACAACTTTGCAAAGCGTATGCCTGTAGTAGAGGAACAGCTCAAGGTGGCAAATCATCGGATAGCAGACCTTGAGGACGACATGAAAAATCATTATCATTGACGGAGGATCAAACATGAAAATCAACTGGACTGTACGCATTAAAAACAAAACCTTTTGGCTTGCGCTAATCCCGGCGCTGCTGCTGCTTATTCAGGTGGTGGCGGCTGTGTTCGGCATCGATCTGAAGCTTGACGCACTGGGCGACAAGCTGCTGGCTGTTGTAAACGCGCTGTTCGCGGTGCTTACCATTCTCGGCGTAGTCACAGACCCGACGACCGCCGGTGTGGGCGACAGCAAGCAGGCTATGGAGTACGATAAGCCGAAGTGTGATAAGTAATCCCTTGTAAACCATAAACGGAGGCTGTTTGATGACTGCAACCATCAAAGAATTTTGCCGGATAAACGGCATTGACGAAGCATCGGCAAACCTTGCCGATATCATCTATGAAGCTTTGATAGGCGGTGACAATGGAAGCCTTGAAAGAAATAGCGCAGCCGAAGCGAAAATGCAAGCTGCAATTTCCAACGGCATTGCGCGAACGGCTGATAGCTGAATGCGGCTTTACGCTTGAAGAAAAGACGATACTTAATCTACGCGCCGACGGATTATCCATCATCGAAATAGCCGACCGGCGGCATTGCAGTGTTGAAACGATCAACCGGCGTATACGCAGCATCAAAAACAAAATAGCGGACATAGCTAAAGGGTAGCGCATTATGCGTTACCCTCTTTTTTTTATGACACATTATCGCCCTGTAACTGACACGTTACGGGGCTTTTTTTATGCGATGATTTAGGCAGAAAAAATAAAGGGGGTTAACCCATGAACGGAATGTATGGTTACGGAAACGGCTATGGATATGCACCGCCCTACACGCCACAGATGGGCACAGGAGCGCAGATGCCGCAAAGATGCCAAGTTATCAAAGTGAACGGCAGAAACGGCGCTGACGCGTTCAGGATGGCCGCTGACAGCTCGGTGCTTCTGCTGGATGAAAACGATCCTATAGTGTGGCTGAAAACGACTGACGGCGCAGGTTATCCGACGATAACGCCGTATTCTATCGCGCCTTATCAGCCAGCGCCCGAAGTAAACGTAAATGATCTTGAAATCAGAATAAAGCGACTGGAGGACATATTAAATGGCAAATCCGATGATGCAGATGTTAGGGCAAAGCGTGGGAAAGCGAATGCCGAATAACCCTATTGCAATGATAGCTGAATTTCGCAAATTCGCGCAGGGCATGACACCCGAAAAAGCAGGCGCGGAAATCGAAAAGCTTCTAACATCAGGGCGAATGACGAAAGAACAATTTGAAGAATTAAAAGAACAAGCAAAATTCTTCATGCAGTTTCTGAAATAGGCCGGGTCGACACGGTTTATTATAAAAAATCTACGAAAGGAGAAAAACGATGGATAATTACAGTTTATCCGATCTTGCATCCGTTGTAGGCAACAAAGATAACGACGGTTTCGGCTTTGGCAGTGGTGGTTTGCTGCTTATGGTTGTACTGTTCCTGTTCTTTATGATGTTCGGCGGCTTTAACCGCGCCGGTGATTACGGCCAGTATGCAACCGCTGCATCACAGCAGGAGATCCTTTTCGGCCAGCAGTTTGGCCTGCTTAATGATCGCCTTACCAATATCGGCAACGGCATTTGCAATCTTGGCTACGATGTGCAGGGCAGCATCGGCCAGCTCGGTAAAGAGATGGCGCTTGCTCAGAATGGCACTAACATGACCATTATGCAGACTGGCAACAGCATCCAGGCACAGCTTGCCGATTGCTGCTGCAAGACACAGCGCGCCATCGACGGCGTGAACGCGAACCTCGAAGCGAAGTTTGCGGCGCTCGAAAAATCGCAGCTTGAACAGCGTATTGCCGAACAGTCGGCGCGTATTGCCAGCCTTGAAATGGATAACCGTATGTATGGCGTAGTTCGCTATCCTAACGGCTATACCTACAACGCTGGTATGTCCCCGTTTTGCGGCGGCGGTTGCTGCGCATAACCCTAAATGATTATCCGCTTTAACAGCGTTAGCCCGTGTGGTAAACGCTGCACGGGCATTATTAATATTTAATTAAGAAAGGAATTATAATTATGGCTTGCAATTCTAAACTGAAAAACGCGCATTACAAAAGCGCACAGAACGCATATAATAACACCGCGCAGACCTTTGTTGCTGCCGGTACGCCCGTTAACGTGCTGGGCATCCTGAACACCGATACCGGCTGTTCGATAGATACCGTCGCAGGCGGCTTTGTAGTTGCGTCCAGCGGCCTTTATCGCATCAGCTATGATGTTGTGTTCACGGCTGACGCAGCCGGTACAGCTGAGCTTAAAGCCTTTAAAGATACCGTTGCGCTGCCTTGCGCTGATGCACAGGTAACGACCGTAGCAAACAACATTTACACACTGCACATCGAAACCACAATTTATATCCCTGTATGCTGCAACAGCGCTCCTACTATCAGCGCGGCCATAAGCGGCATAGCAGGTACAATCAACCACGTTTGCGCAAGCATGGTGAAACTGGCATGAAAGATAAAATTAAAGCTTACAAAGAAAAGCTTGAAAATGCCATATCTGAGTATATGGCCTCACCGTCTACAGAACGGACGTATCAGGCAGTGCATGGCATGGTAGATTGCTGGGAAGCGATAGACAGCATGGAACAGTGCCTATGCCGCACAGGTAAATTCACTCGTGACGACGCGGAGGCATGGAACTCTAAAATGCTGAACGACGACGGCACGACCGGCGGACACTGGACGATTGCGCAGACAACAGCAGTTGCACAGTCTATCGGCGTAAAATTCGATCATATATCCGATTATTGCTGGAACGTCGCAATGAACATGATGTATTCGGATTACTGCACCGTCGCCAACAAATATAACGTAGGCACACCCGAATTTTACGCTTGTATGGCAAAGGCGTTTCTGTTCGATAAGGACGCGAAAAGCCCCAATGCAAAGATGGCAGCGTATTACTTTGGGATTGTGGACGTGGAATAACACCGTCCATTTTTTAGGTGGTGTAAAAAGTGGTGTAAAATGGTCACTTAAAAGCCCTACAAACGGCAGCTGTTGTCTGAAATTTGTGGAAAATATCCGCACAGTGCAAAACCCGCAAATCATTGATAAACAAAGAAAATCCCGCAGTTTCAATAACTACGGGATTTCTCTTTTTATGGTGCGCGAGGCGGGACTTGAACCCGTGAAGCATCAGCTAAAAGTATTGATAAATCAAGGATTTTACGCCGATGTTGTAAGAATTGTTGTAAATTTTCAATTAAAGAACGCTTTCATACGATCTATATCACGCTTTTCATCGGCCGCGGCAAGCTTAACATAGATATCGTGCACAGTCTTATAGTCCGCCCAACCACCGACTTTCATTGTCTGCTGCTCCGCCCAGCCGAGATGATACGCCAGCGATGCAAAGCTGCGCCGCAGACCGTGAACGCCAACCAGCGGCAACTCGCTTTGTTCGCAGATCCGATTTATCTGAGCGCGTAGAGTATTAGGATTGAAACGAATGTACGGCGTACCAACTGGCGTAGTGTTTTCTGCAAGAAGTTCCTCAAGGCGCGGTATCATAATTTCAATTTCTCGGCGAGATGGAGTATTTTTATTTTCCCGCTTCTGAATAAGCTTATTATCCTTATTCAATACTGCGCTTCCGTGAACTAATATTTTCCCATCTTTTATTTTATCAGGCGTCAACGCCAACAACTCGGAACGGCGCAAGCTATGAAGCGCGAACAGCGCCCCCAGCTCGCATGGTGCACCACGCACAGCGGCAAGGAATATTTTTATCTGATCGTAGTTCAGCCACGGAAGCTCGTCGTGTACTACTTGCGGCAGCGATGTAACATCAAAAGCAACACCGTTTTGCTTCAGCACCGATTTAGTCAGCCGCCATTCATTTTTGACTGTTTTCGCCGCGACGCGCCCAGCTTCTTCGTTAACAACGGCTTGCCAGTTGCGCACGGCGTGGATATCTTCATCCATTACATCAGCAAACGCATTGCGCTGGATCGTGTAGTAGCCGCGAATGGTGGAAGGCGAAAGGGTGTTATCTCGATCGTTGATATAATTATCTATTGCCTGCCGCAGCGTGAGTGGGGGGCGCTTTTTCTCGGCGGCGACAACTCCCGTGCGAATTGCCAGCGCCTTTGCCCTCGCCTCGGCCTCGGTGGCCTCGATCACCATCACGCCCTCGCGCCGAAGATCAACATACCACTTCTGCCCACGCTTGCGCGGCGTGGGTATTTTGATCTCGTCTTTCTTCTTTCGCTCGCGCTGAAGCTTCTCGCCGCAGTAGCAGCAGTATACGGGATGAAGTTCATCCGGTATATCGGCTTTGCATTTTTTGCATTTCATTATTCGCTTTAACCCCCTTAGATATTCGCCGAAAATAATTTTATAGCGAATAATGCCCACAGAATTAGTCCTGTGGGCTTTTTGCTGTTTTAGCATCGTGGATTACGGTTTTCACCGCAAAGGCGATCAGGGCGACGGCAGCAAGCACCACGATAGCCAGGAACACGGCCAGCACCGTTAAGCCGCCGGAGTGGAACAGACCGATACTTTTAAGCTGTATATCAAACATTACGTATCCGATGATTGCGCACAGCAGAATTGCGCATACACCGACAAGGCAGAAGATCAGCGGCCTGTAAACGGCGTTCATGCGCTTGTGATGCTCAAGGTTATTTTCCAAGCACGCCGCTTTCACTTCCAATGCATTTATTCGCTTTAGCTGGGTAACGCTGCCCTCTGTGTTTGTTATACCGAACAGTTCGTCCAAGGATAAGCCGAGGGCTTTACAGGTTGCCGCAGAGTAATAAAGCAGCGGCTGCTTCGTAGCGCCGGAGTTGACGGAGCAAATGCTGTTGTAAGGAACGCCGCTTATCCTTGCCAGCTCTGCCAGCGTAAGACTGCTTGAAGCTCTCGCTTTTCGCAGTGCCTCAGGGTACTCGTCAAAGTAAGATTGCATGTCCTCCATTTTTGACACATTAAGCATCTCCACTATTAAAATTTTTTGAAATACACGAGAAATTATTGAAATACACGATGAATTCGGCGAAAACACGAAAATTTCGGGTAATTCCCGAAATCGATTTCGGTTGTTTCTTTTAGGTTTCGGTTATTTCTGCATAGACATTTGTCAAGACAGGTGCTACGCTATAACCGTAGCAGATAAAAGGTTTACAAGGGATATCTGTTACAAGCCCTGCCTACCGGGTTGCAGCGGCAGGCAGGGTGAGTTGAAAACTATGTATTTGCGTTCGCCTGTGCGCGTAATAGCAACGATTCACGGTACTGTTCGGCTGGGGGCGTATCGATAAATTCGACGGACTTATCAAAGTTTTCTTTAACTACTTTTTTAATCTCATCAAGAGTGACGTTAAAGAATTCTCTGCGTTGGTTCACGAAATTCAGCTTGCGGTCTGCAAACGCATTGTGCAGCGCGGCTTCAAGCTTCGGCGCGTCATCGGAAAATATCATTGCATGAATATCAAATTTAAAGGGTACGGACGCATCGCCCAGTTCGTCAACACGGTCTGAGGGGTCAAGGCGGCGGGTCATGCCGATTTTATACACGTTTTCGCCGAACGCGCCGATATTAGATATAATGTAAACGTATCCGGCACGTTGGTTTGCTTCACGGTAATCAACTTCCTTGAACGCAGTGTCGATCTTATCAAGCTCTGCTTCAATATGGGCTTTCTTTTCTTCTATCGCAGTACGGTCTGCTTCACTGGCGGTCGCCAATTGCTTATTTATTTTTTCAAGTGCATTTTGATAGTGCGTTTGTGCTTTGCTTAGCTTCAACCTTTCGGCTTCGATTTCTTTTGCCAGTTTAGCAGCTTCACGTTCTGCGGCGCGGGCTTCACGCTGTTCTTCCTTTTCCTGCTGCTTTTTCTGCTGCCATTCAAACGCAAGGTGAAGTTCGTCAATTTTCAATTTGTAATACTTATTGGTTATGGATACGTCCATAATTCGGCCTAATTTGGATACAACTTCTCGTGAATTATATATGCGCTTTTCGCTGGCCTCGATGTTGTTATACTTGACATGCTCAACAATATCGTCGCACTCGGAATTGAATGCCCGTAGCAATAATTTTTGCATGTCGGAAACCATCTTACGACCGCTTGCTAAACTGCCGTTGACAGTCCACTTAGTTGATCCTAAAACAGCTGCACCGTTCTTTATAGCTTCCTTTTGCTGCGCGCGGTTTTGCAACAAGCGCGCCTTATAGTCATCGGCGCGCATGAAATCATAATGCGGTGTATAAAGGTTGAAACTTTGTAAAAGAACCTCTTCGTTCGTTTCAACAATTGATTGCTTTACACTCTGCAATTCTTTCCGCGCAGTTTCTAAACTGTTTTTTGCTGTAACCAGTTCAGCGTCAATGGATGCTTTCTCAGTTTTGGCATGCTGGATTTGGTCTTCGAGTTCTTTTTGGACTTCGAGTGCGTCGCGCTGTTCATCTGTTAGCATACCACGCAACTTTTCAAGCTCTTTTTCTTGTTTTTTGTTTTGGGGTATTATCAGCATAGTCGCAAGCGCTGCAAAAAACAAAAAGCCTATGAAATTTACAATGTTTAATTTGTCTGAACCAAAAAGAAAAACGGCAGCTATAATTGCAAAAACAAAGCACAAGACACCTTTCAAAGCACCTTTTAATGTGTCCATATTATTCCCCCTTAATTTTAATTACTACACAATATTACCATTGTTGACGGCGAAATTCCACAATTTTCAACAATTTCGGCTGATTGCTTAATAACAGCAATCTCGGCTTGTGTACATTGCCCATATAATCCGCCGCACAAATTGCACAAAAAGGATGTTTTATGTTTGTGCATAAGAAGAATGGACGAATATACGCAATTGTGCTAATATCTTTACAAGATAATAAACGACAAATAATATCAAAATAAGAGAATGAGCAAAATGGAAGGGAGAACAAAGATGACGGCAAAAGAGGAGTTGAAAAAGCTAATATCAAAAATGGACGAAGAACAATTTCAACGGTTTATTGACGAAATACAGTGCGTGCTATCTGAAGAAGCTGTTGCGCCTGCTCTTCGGAAAGAGTGTCAACAAATTCGTGCATAGCCTTTTTAGTTTCGGACAGCTCCTTAGAAATGAGGGGCTGTTCTTTCATTTCTTCTATCAAATCTGCTTTTGCAATTCCAAAATAATTAGCTATCTTTTCAATTTTATCAATACGAGGATATTTTCTGCCGTTAACCCATTCAGTCACAGTTGAATAAGGAAAACCCCATATTTCCGCTAATTCTCGCCTATCCTTTCCGCTTTTTTCAATATAATATTTTAAGTTTTCCGAAAAAACTACTTTGTTTCCTAAAGCACTCATAATATCACCTCAATCAGCATATTACACCATAAGCGTAAAAAAAGCAATAAAAAGTTAAATAAATTACGCTTTAAGTGTTGACAAGTGGCGTGCGTAGTGCTATATTAAGAAACATCAAAACGCTTAAAGCGTTATAAAGCGAGGTGAAAATGAAGAATGACCATTACTTTAAAGGCGGCAAGAGTAAATAAAGGAATAACGCAAGAAGAACTTGCTGATACACTGAAAGTAAGCAAAAAGACCATTTCGTCTTGGGAAAGCGGAAAAACAGTACCTAAGATTGATAAAATTCAGCCTTTGTGTGCTGCTCTCGAAATGGAATATAACGACATTCAGTGGACGCATTAATTTTTTGCGCAAAATAACGCTTTAAGCGTTACGAGGAACCGAGAAAGGAAGGTAAGCGCATGACGCTATCAGAAGTTGAACGCATGGACGCGACAACGCTGACACCGGCACAGGTGGCAAGTGTGCTGCACTCTGACCCTCAGCTTATCCGCGTTGCGGCAAGACAGCGCCCGGAGCTGCTGGGCTTTGACGTAATCATCGTAGGCAACCGCGTAAAAATACCGCGTGAGGCTTTTATTGCGTTTATGCGCGGAAAGGGGAAAGATGAATTTTCGCAGATTTGAGCTCATAGAAAAAGACCCTGCGCGGATAGAAGAGCTTGAAGCCATCCTAAACCGCGCAGAGCTGAGCCGGTACGAGCTGGCGCTGATAGTTACAGCTCTTCGCGTTCGGCCTGAATACTGCTTAGACGATTTCCGTACTTGATTAAAACCAACTATAGGAAAGGGGAAAAGAAAATGACAAGAGAAATGGACAAATTCGTAATGCCCCGTAACAACGGCACTCGCGTTGGTGGGCAGAAGCAATACCCCCGCATCCGTATCAGCATGGTAGCCTACGCCCATGTCTGCGAGCTGTCGGAAGAAACAAGACGTTCGCTGTCAGAAGTGGCGTCAAGGGCTATCGAGTATGCTTACTCACATCTTGTGTACAGCGTACCTACAGGCAGGGAATACTACTACCGTGATACGCCCATCACGAAACAGGAATATGTGACGGATGATCCCGAAACTATCGAGCGAGTAAATGATATTATTCGCAAATCCGGCCTTAGCCGCAGCAATCTTGAATTGCTTCTTGATACTGTGCAACTTTTGCCCGGCTTTGATGAATGAGGTAAGGAAAATGATGATTGCTTTATTCTTCATGGCCGTCATGGGCGTGGTGTTTACGATAGGCGGTATTGTATCGGCGCTTGTGTGGTTTGCCAACACAGCCGAGGACGAGTGCGTGAAAAGGCGCGAGCGGTATATCAGAGCGGAGGTGCACAATGCCGAAAACACACTTTGACCGTGTGCCGCGCGATCCGCTGAAGGAGCTCGTTTTAGGTCGAAAAGCGGCGCTTGATATGTCGCTCACGCGGCTTGCGGAAAAGATGCACATAACGCGTTCACAGCTTAGCACGATACTTGAAAAGCCGTCTGCTAACTGGACGATCGGCAATGCAATCGCGCTGACAGCGGCCTTAGATATTCCGATCGCAGAAATGCGCGAGGCAATAAGAAAGTGAAAGGGGAACAACCATGACAGATAACAAACACGGCTACAAAGCCTATGAGCCCGGCCTTGTGTGCAGGGGGTATCAGTACGAAGAAGGCAAAACCTACAAGAAAAACGGGCACGGCGTATGCGTCGGCGGGGTTACGCACTACTGCGTTAATCCGTTTGACGTGCTGGACCATTACCCGCTGGTGCGCGAAGATGGCAAGTTCAGCGAATTTACGACCGTAGAAGCTATCGACGAGCCTGTTACCGATGATGGGCGAAAATTCGCCACAAGCACTATCAAAATCGGCGTAAAGCTTGGATTTTCCGGTTTCATCAAGGCTTGCGTTGATTTCGCGTGCGAGAAAACGATAAAGAGCATGCCGAGTAATAAGGTTAATAAAGGCAACTACGCGCGGATAGGCAGCTCAGGCGACTCCGCGCAGATAGGCAGCTCAGGCTACTACGCGAAGATAGGCAGCTCAGGCGACTCCGCGCAGATAGGCAGCTCAGGCTACTACGCGCAGATAGGCAGCTCAGGCTACTCCGCGAAGATAGGCAGCTCAGGCCACTACGCGCGGATAGGCAGCTCAGGCGACTCCGCGCAGATAGGCAGCTCAGGCGACTCCGCGCAGATAGGCAGCTCAGGCTACTACGCGAAGATAGGCA